TGATCAACCTTTCGGCTGATCCTGTGAGTTGGACATTTTTGGACATTTGATTGTGAATAATTTCGCCTTCACCTCCTGTCCTATGATGACACACAAAACAGAAAGTGTGCCCATCAGAGTATAAACTATTACCATCTGATGAGCCGCAATTGTCGCAAGGTAAATGCCTCACGAACTCGTTTTCAGTCATTTAAGGTTACCTATTACTCTTAAACCATATTGACCGTGCCACCAACCAGTTATAATATACTTAACACTACTTGGTGGATTGCCTCTATGTAAATGAGTAAATGATGCTGGCCAAATAACTACTCTACCAGCCTTGGGCTTTATTTTTCGTGCTTGATATAAGAATTCAGTTTCACCACCTTCATCTACATCATTTAAATATACTATCCAAGCTAGTATCCTATCCTTTGATACCCAGGACATGTTTTCACCATGCCATGAGTGATATCCTCCAGCTGGCGGGTCAGTTATTTGAAGTGTAGCAGCACTACTAACAAAATTAAATGTATTAAGATAAGGGAATTCATCTATATAATCTTGCAGCACTGGAACTAAAGCATGTTTATATAACTCGTCAACTGGTTTATTAAAATCAGAATCAAGATTTAACTGCTTGTCGTTTCTGTGCTGATCATTTCTAGTAACAAAAGAAGCTGTAGATGCAAGGTCAATATACTGTTTACATACATTATTAGGTATAACAGCATCATATACACCTATAAAATCAGTTAATTCTTTCTTCATATCAACCAATCTAATGGTATATCATGGTAAGAAGTCCATAGAATGTCATGCTTCTCACACCATTTCGCGTAAGTAGTCTTACTACGCTTTGATATTGTATTATATGGTGATTGAAATACCATCCTTAAATCTATATCTGGGTTATCTCTCTTAACAGCTAAGATCTTACGGCGATCTTCAGCATCCCAATAACCTTTTACCTCTAAATATCTGTAGTTAGGTAACTTAAAATCAGGGGTATAATTATGTTCTATGACATAACTTAGTTTTTCTGACTCATACTCGTAAGAAATACCTAGTCCTTCTAGTAAACTAGCTACATTTTCTTCTAACTTTGATCTAAATTTAGGGGGTTTTTTATTTTTTAACTTATTAAAAGCCTTCTGTGCCCATTCAAGATGGTCTTCAGAAGTCGTCGTCGTCTTCTTTGTCATTTACCTCGGGTGTCGGGGTGACATTAGGGTCAGCCGTTTTAAATCCAGACGTTGAACCAAATAATTCAGCTACCTCATTGGCATCTAAATCACCAGTATCTACACCAGCATCTCCTTTGACTGACACAACTTGTACACCAACCAACTTAAGAGAGCTACCATAGGTAACCCCATCCCGTAGAATATATGGCTTCTGGTAGAAACCCAGCTTAACAGTCGATCCAGCATAAAGCGGTGTCTTAGTGTCAGTTACTTGCGTGCCCTCTGTGTCTACCACAGGAGGACGGTTGTCCTCATTCCATGAGAACTTGATTTTATACTTACCTTCCGCAACTTCTTCCCACGGCTCAGGCTTGAGCGTGGAGCGCTTAGGGTTTTTTAACTTTGATTCAGCCCACTTAAGAACTTCAGCTCTCTCCGTCTCTAATTTATTGATCACATCCTCACTAACAACAGCAGCAAGGGAATAACCAAACTTACTAGGAGCAAGTATAGCTTGAAATCCTTCAAGGGTTACAGGATTATCAGTTTTATGAATGGTTCTAGCCATCGTGAGTGCCTCCATCCAGTGCGTCCAGATCCTTACCTGGCTTGGATGGTTCTAGCTTTTTCAATTCTTTAACAACTTCAGCTCTGTATTGAGTAAGCTCATCGATGCGTACATCTAAAGCTTCTACTTGTTCTTGCTTTGCTTGCCTCTCAGCTGCTTGAAGCCTCTCTTCAGAGACAACAATAACTCTAGTAGGTGCAAAGAATGGGTGCTGAAATAATGATGGGTAATACATTAACAGAAAAAATAAGTGGATTCAACTACAGTTGACGGTTCAAGGTCTCCTATAATCGGTGGTTCAGTCTCTGCTCCTATTTGAGAAGCAAAGTCGGTTAAGTAATCTTGTTCAGCAAAGAGTTTCATGTATGTTTCTCTTACTAAACTAGATAATATAGACATATCAGACGCTCTACATAAGACACTATCATGTATCAAGGCTATAGGAGCATCGAATCTAGTAGCACTTAGATGTAACAAGCTTGCGTCCAGGCTGTGTATGAGATTAGGAGCCGTAGCTGCCTTATGTCTAGTAATAGACACCTCATCAGTCTCTTTAGCTATGTCAAGTTCACATCTTCCTAGTAATTGTAGTCTAATAGTTTGTGTTTCATGTTTCATTAACCTTTGAGTTACTATAAAACCAGATGGTGTTACCCATTCTAACACTTCTACTCCAGACTTAATTATCTTAGTTACCTCAGTTTCGATCCATTTCATCACTGACATGGGTCCAGGAACTACATTCTGCATAGCATCTCTAACAGCTTGAACAGTTTGAGTTAGTTCCTCTCTTTCTATATCTACACCTTTCTCTTTTAATGCGTCTCTAATGTACGATCTATTTGAAAAAGGCTTTGCGTTGTAAGGGATTGTCATAACAGTACGTTTTACGCACTTCCTATCCCATACTTTATGTAGTCTTTGAGGTATACTCCATTTAGAAACCTCTGCAACTACCTTATATGCGTCTTGAGGTCTATCAGAACCTACAACATTGACGAGTGTTGCGGTTGATTTATCTCTAGCTAATCCAGCTAGGATCTGTAGACCACTACATGTAGCGTCTGTTGCTACCATTAGGCCAGTTGTCTTTCGGCGTTGTGTAATGACACAAGCATAATACTCTTCACAACTGGATAAGAATTGCCATGGTTCCTCTGCACCCTCCCAGTCACCGAGATTGTGAATTGGATCTTTAGCAACTCTACTAATTAAATGTAGATTGTTATTAGTCCACTCTAGCCTTTCAGCCATAGTAGCTTTATCTAAACCATATGTTGTAGCACATTGAAAAGCTAACCAGTCATACGCCTCGGGTGAACAAGTTGATTCATTAGCAAATCTTATAATAGCTTTACCAAAATCAGTATCTTGTGGTGTAAGAAAAGCTGGAATAGGGTATGCTCTACCACGATAGTCGAAAGACCAAGGTATATAGAACCTTTCCTTATCTTCAAATCTTCTAACAGCTTCCATAGTCATTCTAGTTCGGCATGATCTTCTAAATGCATAAGCATTCTTATTCATTACCTCTGCTGCTTGCCTACGGTATCGCTTCCTTGCGTCCTTATTCTCAGCTATATCTGTTGGTTTAGGAGGGAGTGGAATCTCAACTATTGGTATAAACTTACCTACACTAATTCCTCTCTCTTGTAGATGTTTTGCAACATCAATTGTGAATGGATTTAGTCGGTATTCTACCTTCTGTATTTTGTTGAGAAACTCTATTGTTTTCTCTCCCTGTATACGGCCGTTATCTCCGTGCCTAACCATCTTGTGGCCTCGCATTACCTCATTGAGTAGATACCCTCCAGCTCGATCATTCGACCAATCATTAGGTTCAATAAGCATAGGCCATGCTTCAGGTGAGAATAGTTCACTTTCTCTTATAACTTGATCCTTAATTTCTAAGAACTCAGGTGTTGGTAATACTACAACCTTAGTTTTATTACCTACTCTTACATTAGATTTGAAGAACCAACCACTTGAATTCATAATACAATCAAGTAACCAGCCACCAAGTTTAACTCTTAAGTTTCTATGCCATGTATTCCAAGGTTCAATACTACACCTATTCATCATAGTCCTAATAACTACAACTTTCTGGTGAGTCCCTATAGATTCATGCCAATAGTTCTTCTTTAAAGCTTCTAATAAACCAGGTGCACATGCTTCATAGTGCCTCATTTGACATTCGCTTTCTATAGCTCTGCCTATTGAATCACATACATTAGATGCTAGGTTACTATCAATCTTACGTCCAAAGACTTTATCAAATGTAACCTTACATGATATAGCGGCTAAAGCTAAGGGCTCAATGTGTGCTAAGTGTTGATGTATTTCCTTAAAAGCTACACCATTCTTACCTCGTTTAACTGCATAACTAAATGTATCTTGGATACGATCTACTACTAGTGGTAATAATGTATCAAGACTAGCAACACCATATACACTAGCTGAAGCATATTCCTTTTCTTCTAGTTGTCTAGTGTTGTCTCTTAATTTCTTTAAACCTTGTGAGATTTGCTGTCGCTCAAATGCGACTTGCTCCTCTATTTGTGCGGGTGTTGGCATGTTCCCAAACTTCGTCTTCTACTTGTTGGGTTAATAAATCTCTGATCTCCTTACGATGAGGATGATCAGTAGGGATTGAGTTCAATGCTCTCTCCCTATAATCGTAGATATCATCAAGCGAGCGGGTCATCATAATCTTCATATACCTGTGGTGTTAGAAAATGTAAGGCATCATGATTTGCAACCGTAAACTCACTCTCTCCGATATTCATAAGGGCACGTACCTTGCTCTTAGCTGCACTAGCTCTTTGATAAACATGTTCCTTTACTTTGCCTGTCCTCAAGTTCTTCTCTCGGATAATACAGGCAACAGAAGATGGAATCTCATAACCTCCTATCTTCCAGTCCATGAACTCATCAAATTCAATAGAATCAAACCATTCAGCAGGTGTGTCCTTGTATGTCTTCCAATTGTTAGGGAAGTAGGGTTGTTTTTTCGGCATAATTAATAGGTTCAATGTCAACAAGATAATCATCCATTAAACATGCTTCTTCATAAGCCTCATAAGCTATGTCGTACACATTCCCAGGATGATTTAATATAAAATCCCTGCCAGATGACAGGGTAACATGATACTTAGGCATACGATTGTGAATGCAAGTGTTTAATTAATGCCTTAGTTCGGCGTTTGGCATCACGTAATGCTTGAGGTTTCAAGGTACGCTTTGCTTCTTTGTTCGAGTGATGTTGCCAGTTAGGTGTCACCTTCATCGGTAATACCTCCATGATGCTCATCAGTTGTGTCTCTATCCTCTATTAAACGATGTTCAATAGATAAGACAGGTATCATACCCTTAAGTTTATCAACAATATCGAAGATAACTTTTCTTGGGTCATGATTTGTCTTCACTTTAATAGTGAATTCATACTTCTTAAATTTGTCCATAGTTTAATACAAAGGAATAAGGGATGTGAGTCCCTCAGTAAATAATAGGACTTACAACTTAATTAATTGTACACGTCCAGCGCGGAGTACGCCTATTATTTAGAGAGAGATTCAACGTTTAGTCACCTCTTTAACTCTAGTAACAACCCTCTCTACATAAGGTTGTGAAGCTTTAACAACTTTCTTAAGGTCAGCTAATGCTTCCTTACATTCATAGTTATTAATCTTTAACCTGTTCTGAAAGTCTTCCCATAGAGCATTGCGATCAATGAGTTGGACATCAGGTAGATGTGATTGCACTTTAGTTAAAGTAACAGGTAGTTGTTCGGTAATAGTTACCTTTGGTTGTTCAGTCATTTTAGTAGGCCTCTTCCTTACAGGACGTGGCTTAAGTTTAGTCGTAATTGACATGATGAAAAATGGGTGAACGGATGGGCTATTAACCCAAAGCGGGTAATCGGATTCGAACCGATAACAATAGCTTGGAAGGCTACAGTTTTACCATTAAACTATACCCGCAGAGCGGAGAGAGAAGGATTCGAACCTTCGGTAAGTGTTACCTTACAACTGCTTAGCAAGCAGCCGCTTTAAGCCTCTCAGCCACCTCTCCTGCGTCCTTGATATTAACTCAAGGATGGTTGATAGTATTCTTCAAGAATATGTAAATGAGAATAGTAACACAAACTAGGACAATGAATGAGGTCATATAACTGAACCAAACATTGCATATTGTAA